CCAGTCCAAACACCTACCTGGTTATCGACAGGTGTGCCAACTTTAACAACATCACCAAGATCAAGCGTGTCCACATAATTTTTAGTCGCGGCATCTTGGGCCGACACTGGATCGAGAACGTTGTTGATCAGGCCACTCGTCATATCGAGGGTATCACCTATCGTTACAGTACCGTTTGGAAAAGCCACCGTGTCGATCGTTGTTCCAGTTCTATCCACTGTCATGAACGATGTGAATACTGTGTCCGCGTCGTTAATAGCTTCCATGCGGAACTGTTCACTGGCTGCCGCTATGTGCCAAAGCTTATTATCAACTGACGCATCAGCTTCTCTTAAACTATAGGCAGGAGTATTTGAATTGGCATGAAAGCCAGCATCAAGACCACCACCAACCTTTGTGGATGTTATCTGACCACCAACGGTCAAAATATCGCTGGCAAACGTTAAATTTGTATCACCTTCAATAAAACCATCGCTAGTCCATATAGCGACTTGACCAATAACAGGTGTTGCAATTTTAAATACGTCGCCAAATCCCTGTGTATCAACATAATTTTTAGTGGCCGCATCCTGAGCGATTGTTGGATCAATTAGATTGATAATTCTGCTTGTACTAACATCTATAATCGCGGTCGTTGGATTGAGCAGAATATTGCCAACGGAATCCACATTATAGGCTCCGCTGACATTGAAAAACATATCTGAAAAACTGGTAAACGTTAAGGACTGACTGGTAGGAGAAACAAAATCAAGCGCTTCAACCTTTTTTAAGGTCGAAGTAAGTTTAATGTCCTGATTGAATTCCCAAGAGTTATCAACGTTCTCCCACTTGATCGTCTTGTCGGTTGTTCCTTTGAGTGTAATACCACCACCATCTGCGGTTATGTCCGTAGGAGTAGCAATACTGCCGAGTTCAATATTATTATCATCTACTGTAAGTGTTGTACTGTTGATTGTTGTTGTGGTTCCGTTGACAATTAAATTGCCAGTCAGCGTTAAATCTGAGAACTGGGGATTGGCATCCGTGGTTAAATCCTGGTTAATAAATGAGGCACTTTCAATCGTTAATGGACCAGAAAGAGAAATTGTCTGTGCTTGAATAGAGATCAAATTATCAAGCGTATCGATCGCACTCTCAATAGTGGCTTCAGTTGTAGCATCAAGCACGTCGATATTTTGAAGTGTAAGAACGCCAGCCGCATCTAAAAATGGTGCAGACGCGCCAACAATCAGACCCGCGTTTCCAAGAGTCGCTTGATTAAAAATCACGTTATCCGTTACATCAACTTTTTGCCCAGTTGTAATATCATCCTCTTCTGAATCAACTTTTAAATGTCTCCCTGACAAACCGGCGTAACTATTGAACGTATCTGTTAACTCGATAAATTCATTGTTTGTAGTATTTGTGAATTCCAACCAAGTAGGCGTATTAGAGGTTAAAATATAAAAGGAAAGAGGACTTGTGACCCGGATTACTTTGTTAACATTGCTACTGTTGGTATTGAAAGAAGTATCTGCATCACGAGCTGCAATGTCGGCATAAGCCGCACCAGTTGTGTTCGGATTCGCAGTGATCGCATGATTGTTGTCGCCTACTGATTCATTATGAAATGACACAATATTATCCTCAATCAATTATTCTGGTTGTATTTAACATTACGTTTCCGACTATATCCGCAATAACCTGACCTATATTATCAATTAAAAACTTGCTCGTTCCTTCGACTGCAGAAATAATTTCCTCATATTGATAACTTTGAAAATCGACAGCTAACCAAAAAACAGAAGATGCGTTACCCAACAAGCCAAAAGCAACGGGGCTACTAACCTCAAGTAATACCTCATCACCAACAAATGTCCCGAGATCAATATTGTCCGTCAGGACAACTTCTGTATTTGCGGCAAAAACACTAGCCGCATAAAGGTGCTCATGTATTAGATTACCACTTGTCGTGCTTCCAGAAAAGACACGCACCGTTACCTCATCTAAAGCTGCAGCATCTCCAACTTTAAGATAAACCGCATGTATAAATCCCTGAAAAGTCGTAGTAACACCGCGTAGAAATTGAGTAGAAACTACCTCAGTAGTGAATACTGGCTGTACAACAACACGATTTACTCTTGTTTGCGCTCGAAGAGCTCGTGGTTCTTTTGTTCCAGCGTCGCTGAATGGAATATCTAATGGAATAGCACCTACAGTCCCATCAATACTGTTTATTTTTAATGATGCTCCGACAGTTGAAAGAGAGACATTTGTGCCTAAGAATATACTGTCCTCACCGAATTCCATTTCACCAGTATTCCAAACACCATTTTTGCGCCTTTCAATTTTAGCCTTAACATTTACCCCGATAATTCTGGTGGCAAATCTAAGGCTATCATCTGTGGATTCATCGCCTTTAATATAAAGAAAACTAGTGGAATTAGAGACAGATTGATTGACAGATAGTCCCCGTAAGAGCAAATCATCAGTACAATTTATTCTTTCGAATCGGGTGTAACCTGGTACATCATTAACATCTGCCATAAGTTACTCATTATTTTATGCTTCTTTAGCCCAAATTCCTCTTACTGCTACCACTTGCCAGGCAATAACCCCGTCAAGACTTGCTAATGTGACAAAATCACCTTTTCTTGCAGTGGCTTTAGTATTGATTAAATCTTTATTATCAACTGATGTTCCTGCATAAGTAATTGCATCTAATGTGGCCGGACTTATATTAAGTGCTGCCTCACCGTCAATTGCCATATTGACAATAGTGACAGTGTTACCTATTGCTATCGATGGAAGGGTAAAGACAATCCCATCTAATACAGATATAAAAGTTTTACCTGAATCAGTGGTAATGATGACAGTATAATTTGCTGTTTTCTCTTCAGCTTTATTGTCAACTAGAAATGTGGCTATTCCATTTGGAAAAATGGTTAATCGTTTGATACTAAGACTAGACATGTAAATTCTCCGAAGCGCCTAACGGATTCGAACCGTTATTGACCCACCAGGGACGCAATTATAGGTTTAAGGTTTATGGACTATTCCAAGTGCGTTATGCGCCGGGTGTTCCATAAATTCCGCGAGGTTCTGACCAGCCAAACGAATCACGTTTGTCAGCCTTCATTCGCATGTTGCCAGTTGTAAATGCATTATCCTGACCGAATCGCAATTCTCGTCTTGAGAAATAACGCAAGCCTGTTGGTGCATCAGTCTTGATGAACCAGGCATTGGTATCAGTTAGATAATTATTTACTGAATCACCTTGTGCAATCGCGCCCATATCCTTAATAGCATTGGTTGCATTGTTCGCTGTATCATTCTGCAATACAGAGCGCAAAATACGCTGTGAATCAAATTGTAAATTAACCGGGATGATCAAACGTTCAGCACGAAGCTGAATTTGTAACCCGCGATTATCTTTAGCTTGGCCGATTAAGATCAACATATCTTCAAGAGATGCTTCAGTTAAGTCAGCGGCAACTGCAAGCTGATTAGTGAAAACTCCTGTTGAACTAGGACCTTGTGGATGTGACGCATTAAATAATGACTTACCGTCACCACCTGGTTGCAGAAAGCTCGAATCAAATCCATTGTTTAGAACAGAAGCACCACGAGTTTCTTCCCTGACTCGCATAGATGATCCTAAAGCCCTGGAGCCATTCTTAAGAACACCATAAAGCTCATCTTCCAAAGCTTCCTCAGTCACCATAAAACCTTTTGCAGTGGTTATATGCTGATACTTAGGAGCAAAGCCTTGGGATTGACTATCAAAATCAATACCAGCGCCTTCAGCCTTAGTTGATGCTGATCCGAAACCTTCAACCATCTGATCGATTTCAAAGTTTTTAGTGGAGGTGTCACGGTCAAAAATATTTGGCCATTGAAGTGGAAATCGGTCAAAGGATTCACCGAACACCTTGTTTAAGCCATCCTGGAGGAGGCGAGGTATATTACCAGTTGTAATAGTTCCCATGATTATGCTCCTGTCGCTATTTGTTTATGAGATTCAACAGGACGTACTACAATTGTTTGACTGGTAGTGACATCACCATCAACAATCCCGATGATTCGGAACTGTGCAGTACTAGTGATTTTAACAGCCGCATTTAGTGTCATGTTTGAACGTGTGATACCGCCTGTTCTAGTTGCAGCTGTTGGCAAAATATCAGCATTTAAACCAACATCACCCAATCCAAATGGCCCGTTGCTTACTGATACTTGGTAGGTTGAATTGGGGTCGGTATCGACCTTGACTGTACCAGCGGTTAATGCTGGTAGACCTGTATCTGAGAGATTTTCTTCAGCGACATCAAAGTCGACTGAAATGATAATGCCCTCAAAAATGCCGCCTACTACTGCTGCATCTACACCGGCTACACCGTTTGCATTTGCTATCCCGGTTAGTTTTACAACATCACCAGGCGCTAGAATGGTTGTGTGGGTCGCGGCAACGTTATAGGTAAGAATCTTACCAGCGTCATCACCTGCGCCCTCGAAATTGACTTTTCTGAAGCCACCCATAATGATATTCCTCATTTAGTGAATTAATAAAAAATAGACAAGCATTATTACCTGTCATATTGCGGTCAATTCACTAAATGGGTTTGTTCTACCATCATCGGCCGTTGCTATTTATAGGGCTAAATACCCCGTATAGCGTGTAACTGTTATACTTCTGGCTTGTACTCTTGAGAACCCTCTAGGTTCTTCAGCGGAGCGCCTTCGGCCATAATAGCCCTATTTTTCTCTCGTTTCAACCGTACATCTTCTTGTCTATATTTCATAGGCAACACCATTAAAGTCATCTTTGCATCACCATGCTTGGCGGGATGCATAACTTTGTTACCCTGCTCATCTACAACAAACTCATAATAAGCTGCTATTGCCGCTTCAATATTTTTATCAACAAAGAAATAGAAGAAATAGTTTTCACCATTATATCCATACTTTTCAGTCACCCAAGATGGGACAGTTAATGATGTACCAAGAGAGAAGGCTTTTCTTTCTGGGCGATTAGCCGGGGTATGGGCATCATCAGTCCTGGTTCCTTCTTTAATGGTTCTAGTGGTCTTATTGTTAACCTTAATTTTCTTCTTAACAACTTTCTTGTTAACAGTTTTCTTGTTGACAGTTTTACTGCCTGGCTTTTTAAAATCCATGATTAACCCTCACTTACATTGCATTGCTTTAAAAACTCTTTGGTATTCTTCTCATTAATCTTAGGATCACTGGACTTATAGAACTGATTGAATATTTCCTGCTGCTGTGATGAAAGACTACTCATACTGACTTTGCCGCCACTGGATTTCTTAGTGGTGCCGCCTTTACTGGTCATGCTTAACTTTTCCCTATTCTCATTAGTTTCAGGAAAAGCATTATTAACTTGCTTAGTCATATCCTCCAGAGCTCCATCAATGGAATTAAATGTATTAAAATTTTCCATTAATATTGCATTGGCAAGCTTGGCCTTTGCTGATCCATCATTTACCCAGGGGTTTTGTTTTGCATACTTATCAATGCCATCCCGGATAAGCCGAACCCTTGGATCTTCTGTTTGTTGAATGTTTTGAGCCTGGTAATCTAAAGCATTAACTTGGCCCTCAATTTCCTTGACCTTTTCAGAGTCGGCAGACTCAATGGCCTCACTTCTCTTGTCCATTAATTCTTGCCGTTGAATATGAAGTTGTGCATTCTGGAACGTTTTTAATCCATTAATATCAGACTGATGTTGATTAGTCAGTGAAACAATCTGATTGTTTAATGACTCAACTTGACCATGAAGCTTTTTATTAGCCTTGATGCTTTCACCTGTCTTATGGAATCGCTTAGCTGTTGTCCATTCTTCTGGATCTTTGCCAGCCTCCGTCCATTCTTCCTTAGGTACCCAGCCTGCAGCTGATGCTAAGTCTTCATAATTAGGGGTATTGTTTTCTTCACTATGATTAGCATTGTTTTCTTCACTCATTATTACTCTCCAATATTTCTATAAACTAAATGCACATCACTGTCAGTTAGGTTGCGATATTTTTCAAACTGTTTATATCTTAAAGGCTTACCATCATAGCGTCTGAATTCGATATGATCGCCAATGGAAACACCCCATTGCTCAGGTTTGGCACAATCAAATCCTTTGTAGCATTGGGACCCAAACGCCATGACAACACCGATATCATATCCTTCTTGCTCTCTATTTAGTTCAGTGTCGGTACCTAATAAAATACCGCCTTCCGATATTTGTTCAACATCAACTACACGCACAAGCAAATAGAACCCAGTAGGTACCGGGCAAATGCCTGACTTTTTAATTAAGGTTTTGAATTCTTCTAAATACGTGAGCGATTGGTTAAGTTGTTTTTTCTTCGTCGTTGTCATCAGCTATCTCCGATGGTTTGTAGTTTAACACTTGGTTTAACGTTCTAATGCTACCCACTTTCTCAGGGTAATCTTCTCTAGCTTTTGTTGCTATAAATTGAATTAAAGTAATATATTTTTCACTGATATCAACAAAGAATCTCTTGGTTACTTTGTTCTGTTTCCATTCAACAAAGTCTTCCTCAGATATTGGTACCGCTGCCTGGTAATCTTCTAGCTCCTGCATTATTTTGTCTAGCACTGAATATACCCTCTTGTAAATTGACAGCGTCTATTGCTGCCTTAAATTGGGTTGTAAATACATTCAAATCATTATTGGTCATTTCTGTCTCTGTTTTCTCAGAATTAAGTAATACCTGGGACTGTTTCAATAATGCCTCTGATGAACTTACCAGATTTTTATGAAGCGTTTCAAGGTTCTTTCTATCCTGCTCTATTTCACCAACATCAATATCATTAGCAGTGGCCGCATCTTTACGGTCCTGCTCACGCTCTTGAACTGATAATAATCGCTCAGTTTGATCTAACTGTTGTTCGGTTGCATCTTGAGCTTGTTTTTGAAGGTCTAGTTTTTGTTGATCCATTTTCTGTTGTGCTGTGGCTTGGCCATCAGTTTGTTTGAATATTTCAATCCCTATTTCCTTCTCTCCAATATCCTCAAAGAATCGGTGTAATAATGGGAGTATTGAACCACCAGCTTGGGTAACTCTATCAGCCTGTCCAATCATAACTTCAGCTTTGACTAGTCTTTCCATTTTAGATGACATCTCAGGGTTAGCAGTTGGGGCAATATCAATATTCTCTTCTGAATAATCAACCCTAAAGTCAGCTTGCGGATCGTTTAATATATCTTTGTATTCAGCAGGATCAGTAAATATTCCATTCAATCTAAATAATACTGAGTATTCCTCACTCATTGATCGATGTATCCGGGCTATGATTGCACTGGTGTCGTTCATTTGCTCCTGGAGTAATGCAAGGGTTGTAGTGGCTGGTGCATTGGCCATTGCCGCTTGATTGAAGTCAGGACTTGCACTTAAATTACGGGCTTGTTGGTTTATGTCCTGGTTCAAAGCAAATAAAGTTGGATCAGCACCCTTGAAAGGAAATGTATAGATACCTGATTGGAGATCAGCTGACTCAATATCAGTTGGTTTAAATTCACCTGGTTTAAATCTTAATAGGTTCTTAGCTTTTCTAAATGCTCAGATATGCGGAGACTGAGCCGTATGACGATGAAGATGATGAAATGTCAAGCCACCAGCAAAATAATGTAATGGGATACTAACATGGTCGAAAATACTACTGACTTCTTCGAAGACGAACAGGAAGAATTAAAAGAGCCCGACGTCACATCATTTGAATTATTGTTATTGTTCATGCAAAACCCTGACAATATTGCAACTGAGTTAAACGACAAGATCCTGGGGGAAATAGCTACTTCAGTATTAAGCCGCTTTGATGAAGATGAAGAGTCGATGTCTGACTGGAAAGAGGCAGTTGATTGGGGTCAAGAAGTTGCCAAGCAAGAAATGAAGCCCCGGCAATTGAAAGATGGCGCAGCCTTTGAAGGTTCATCCAACTTTAAAACTCCATTGATTAAGGAAGCTGGTATTAAATTTGCAAGCCGGGCATCAACTGAAATATTAAGGCATAAAGACCTGGTTAAATCTGAAGTAGCTATTTCCCCCAGGATCTTGTCGTTTAACTCAGTTGCAATATTGTCAGGGTTTTGCATGAACAATAACAATAA